GGAGGAAGAGGCTGCAGTCTGGCGAGATGTTGTCGCAACGAAGCCGGCTGATTGGTTTATGCGCGATTCGCAGCCTGTATTAGCAGCGTATTGTCAGGCGGTGATAATGCACCGCTCGCTGATGGCGCGCTGGCATGCATTGCCGATTGATGCGGATGTGAAGGCGTTTAAGTCGCTTGTCGACTTGATCAATAAGACGGCCAATCTTTCGGCTCAACTCGCAACGAAGCTTCGCCTAACGCAGCAGTCACGGTATACGCCGCAAGCAGCCAACACTGCGGCAAAGAAGGCGAAACCAAGCAGACCGTGGGAGCGGCAAGCGGGATAAATGACCCGTGGTGAAGAGGCGATACAGTGGATTGAGAGTCACTGCTGTATCCCTGAAGGCAAGTTCGTTGGCAAGCCAGTAAGGCTGAGGGATTGGCAGAAGGACATCATCCGGGAGATCTACGACTCTCCCACGCGCCGAGCGATTGTGAGCTTCGGCAGGAAGAACGCGAAGACCACGCTCAGCGCGTTCCTGCTGTTGCTGCATCTGTGCGGACCTGAGTCCAGGCCGAACAGCCAGCTATTCAGCGCTGCGCAATCCAGGGATCAGGCGGCGATTCTATTCTCTCTCGCGGCCAAGGTCGTGCGCATGTCGCCGGACCTGCGTGACTGGATCGTGGTTAGGGATACCGCGAAACAGTTGTACTGCGAAGAGCGCGGCACATTGTATCGGGCGTTGTCTGCGGAAGCCTCGACGGCCTACGGCTTGTCTCCGGTGTTCGTTGTGCACGACGAGCTCGGGCAGGTGAAGGGGCCGCGTAGCGAGCTATACGAAGCGCTAGAGACTGCGGCAGGCGCGCAGGAGTCGCCGCTATCCATTGTCATCAGCACGCAGGCACCGACAGACGCAGACCTGCTATCCGTGCTGATCGATGATGCTAAGAGCAAGGCAGACCCGAAGGTCAAGCTCTTCCTGTACACGGCGGACATGTCGCTTGATCCGTTCGGCGAGGAAGCCATAAGGCAAGCGAATCCTGCATACGGAGACTTTCTCAACGCGGAGGAAGTCAGGTCGCAGGCCGAGGCTGCGCGCCGAATGCCGGCCAGAGAAGCGGCGTATCGAAATCTGGTTCTGAACCAGCGCGTAAACATGAGCAATCCTATGATCGCGAGGGCGGTATGGGAGGCGTGCTCTGGTGAGCCCGATGAAGGCGCGTTCCGAAACGATTGCTGGATAGGTCTCGACCTTTCCGCGCGCAATGACCTGACCGCGCTGGTTGCGGTAGCGCGCGGCGATGATGATGTATGGAACGTTCGCTGTGAGTTCTTCGCGCCGGAGGCTGGTGTACGCGAACGTTCGCATCGAGACCGCGTTCCGTATGACGTGTGGGCGCGAGAGGGATTCTTAACCCTCACGCCTGGGGCATCTGTGGATTACGCGGTCGTCGCACAGCGACTTGCCGAGATGTGCGACGACATGCCAGTGCGAGAGATCGCGTTCGACCGCTGGCGGATTGACGTTCTGAAAAGCGAGCTGACCAGGATGGGGATTGATCTTCCACTCGTCCCATTTGGTCAAGGGTTCAAGGATATGACGCCGGCCGTCGACGCGCTCGAGGCCGCTTTACTCAACGAGAAGCTGAGACACGGGAACCATCCTGTAATGAACATGTGTGCTGCCAATGCTGTTGCGACTCGCGACCCTGCGGGGAATCGCAAGGTCGACAAGGCGAAGTCGACCGGACGCATTGACGGCATCATTGCGCTCGCAATGGCTCTCGGGCGTGCCACATCTGAGGCGCCGGAAGAGTACGCGATGGGGCGCTTGATCGCGCTATGACGACGTTCTGGTGGGAAACCCCTCTGGGCCGCGCGGCGCTGGAGGAGGCGAAGTCGCGCCCGCAGGAATTCAAGGAAGCGCAATTCGAGTCTGTATTGCAGCAGTTGATTGCGGCTCACCGTGGAGCGATCGATGCTGTAACGCCAGACACATGCATGCAGTCGCCTACGGTGCATGCGATCGTCACGGCTATTTCTCGCCGCATTGCCGTGTCTCCGGTCCATGTGTACCGGAAGACGACGAAGAACGGCCGAGAGGTGAAGGAGCGGCTGCCGAATCATCCGGTAGCGAAGCTCTTGGCCTACCCGAACAAATGGCAAAGCCGCAGCGACTACTGGATGGATGCGGCTAGCGCATATGTCCGGCACGGGAAGTATTTCGCGTGGAAGTCGCGCGGATCTACTGGACCGATTCGCGAGCTGTTGCCGCTGAATCCCGGAAGCGTGTCAGTGCAGCAGGATCGCGAGACATGGGCGGTCCGGTTCAGGTACGACGGGAAGGATCTAGATCCTTCGAAGCTCCACTACGTTCGCGGACCGGCGCGAGATTTCGTCAACGGCGATTCTCCGGTCAAGGATGTGTCGCTTGCGATCGCCCTAGAGATCGCGGCGGAACGGTTCGGCGCGTCGTTCTTCGAAAACGGCGCCGTGCCGCTGCTGATATTTCAGTACATGCAGGGCGCTGCACGCTTCAAGACCCAGGAAGAGGAAAAGCAGTTCATCGCTGATTTTCAGCGGATGTTCTCTGGCAGGAAGACGCACAACGCCCTGCTTCTTCCGAAAGGCATTGAGACCGGCGATCCGGTCAAGATCGAGAACGACAAGGCCCAGTTCCTTGAGACGCGCAAGTATCAGCGCACCGTAATTGCAGGTGCCTTTGGCGTTCCGCCGCATCTGGTCGGCGATCTAGAACGCGCGACGTTCAACAACGTCGAGCAGCAAGACAGCGACTTCACGCTGAACGTCGTGATGCCGGTTTCGCAGTCGTTCGAAGCCGCGATGGAGCGCGACCTTTTGACTGATGACGACGTTAATTCCGGCGTTGTCATCCGGTTCAACCTCGATTCAATCTTGCGCGCCGACTTCCGATCTCGCCAGGAAGGTCTGCAGATCCAGCGCCGAAACGGCGTCATTAGCGTGAACGAGTGGCGCGAGATCGAGCGCATGAATCCGATCTCTAAAGAGGATGGAGGCGAGGACTACATCCACGAATCGAACATGGTAGTTGCCGGTGAGGAACCAGCGCCCGAGCAAGATCCGATGCAGAAACTTGATGAGTCATTGAAAAAGCTTGTGAGCCTTTCGCAGGAAGTGCAGTGATGGAAAAGCTTTGCGTATCTCTGGAAGTGAAGTCTCTTAACGAGCGCGAGTTCGAGGGATACGGCTCGATTTTCAAGAATGTCGATCTTGGCGGGGACGTTGTTCTCCCTGGCGCATTCAAGAGGTCGCTCCGAGAACATAAGGAAGCGAATCAGCTTCCGCAGATGTTTTGGATGCATGACCCGTCTCGAGTGCCCGGCAAGTGGATCGACATGCACGAGGACAAGAAGGGTCTCGTCGTTCGCGGCGTCCTCGCGGATACAGATCTCGGCAACGAGATCCATACGCTTCTTAAGATGGACGCCGTTCGCGGTTTGTCCATCGGATACGTGACGCGCGATCAAGACTACGACAAGGACGGCCATCGCCTCATCAAAGAGGCTGACTTGTGGGAAGTGTCCGTTGTTTCTCTGCCTATGAATCCTCTGGCTCAGGTGGCGCACGTGAAGTCGCGTCTATCTGCGTCCGGTGAGTATGTCCCAACGATTCGCGAATTCGAGCGGCGCCTACGAGATGTCGGGTGCAGTCAGAAGGTAGCGAAGATCATCTGTTCCAAAGTGTTTGACGATGACGACTCCAACGGGATGTTGGATGACCAGCGTGATGCTGAAGAAGTCACCGAAGCCGTCAAGGCTGCGCAAGCAGTGCTTGAACGCATCCAACTGGCAAGTTTGAAGCTACCGAAAATCGCGTAGCACGAACTGCATTCAACCCCCTGTAACCCGCCTTGAGCGGGTTTTTTCGTTTCTGGAGTCAATGAAATGAGCAATCAACTGTTCGAAGCCATCGAGGGCATTGGCAAGTCCTTCGAGGAGTTCAAGAAGATCAATGACCAGCGGATCGAGGAAGAGCGCAAGGGCAATGAAGCCCGCGCGAAGGAACTTGCTGCGGCGCTGGAGAAGGTCAGCGCGGAGCTGACGGACAACAGCAAGAAGAAGGCGGAACTGGAGAAGCGCATCCAGCTTCAGCAGGACCGTTTGGAGCTTCTGGAGGCGATCAACGACCGTCCGCGCCAGACGGTGCAGGAGAAGGCGAAGAGCGAGTATCGCGAGAAGCTGATCTCGTTTGTCCGTACGGGCCTCGATGACCCGCAGATCAAGAGCGAAATCCTCGACATGCAGTCGAAGTATCGCGAGGTCAAGGATGTCGTGATCGGAACCGGCGCGAGCGGTGGGTATGCGTTGCCCGAGGAGATTTCGCGCAGTGTCGACAAGATGCTGCTGAAGCTCTCGCCGGTGACGCAGTACGTGAAGAACGTCACTGTCGGAACGCAGGACTACAAGGAACTCGTCTCCGTCAACACGGCGAGCTATGCGTGGTCGACGGAAACCGGCGGGCGCAGTGCCACGACGAGCCCCGAGCTGCGCGAGCGCACCCCGACCTGGGGCGAACTCTATGCCTATCCGAAGGCGTCGAACTGGTCGCTGCGCGACTTGTTCTTCAACGTCGAACAGTTCCTGATCGACAACATCTCGGAAGGTTTCTCTGTGGGCCTTGCGGCTGCGATCTGGAACGGTGACGGCTCTGGTAAGCCCACGGGCTTCATCAATACTGCGCCGGCCACGAACGACGACTACGCCTCTCCGGAGCGTGCGCACGGTTCGTTCGAGTACATCCCGATCAGCTCCCCGTCGTCTCCGCAGACTTCGAGCGGCATCACGGTGGAGTCGGTTATCGATCTGGTGTACGCGCTGAACCCGCGTTATCGCGGCAACGCACGTTTCGCGATGAACACGCTGACGCAGGCGCATGTTCGTAAGTTCAAGGATTCGACCGGCCAGTACTTGTGGCAGCCCTCGCTGCAGTTGGGTCAGCCGGATCGGCTCCTCGGCTACGAAGTGTTCACCTGGGAAAACATGGGCGGTCCGAAGTCGTCCAACGAGTTCCCGGTGGCCTTCGGCGACTTCAACAAGGCGTACACGCTGACGATGCGCAACGACATGGAAATCCTGCGCGATCCGTACACCACGAAGGGGTACACGGCGTTCTACGTCTCGCGTCGCTTCGGCGGCATCGTGACGAACAACGCTGCGGTCAAACTCCTCAAGGTCGAGGACTAGTAAAGGGAGGGGGCGGGGAGCAATTCCCCGCCCCGTCTTTATGGGTAAACGTCGGAAGTACTCGCTGCGAGAGCGATTGATCCTCGCTCTTGGCGGCGCGATTAAACGGAATCGAAAGAAGCCCGCGCCTGAGAACAAGGCGATGGGCGCTGCTCCCGAAAACAAGAATGCAATTCGAAATCCAGGCTGACTGGGCTGGTGAGCCCTGCTTTGTCGCGGCCCCCGGGCCATCGCTGACGCCGGAGGTCGTGTCGAAAGTCAGGATGACGCGATGGGTCGACCAGTGGCGGGTTATCGCGGTACAGGATGCCTACAAGCTGATGCCGTGGGCGGATGCAATGTATGGATGTAACCCGTCATGGTGGAGGGTGCATAAGGACTGCAATGGGTTCGCAGGCGAGAAGTGGTCGACGCACGAAGTCGGGAATAATTTGAACGACAAGCGCGAGGCTGCGGAGCTGTACAAGATCAATATCGTGCGAGGTAAGGACGGCGATGAATTCTCGTTCGATCCTGGCGTTATTCACTATGGGTCGAACTCTGGCTTTCAGGCGATCAACCTCGCTATCCTGAAGGGCTGCACGCAGATCGTGCTAGTTGGCTTCGATATGCGGCACGTTGGCGGGAAGTCTCATTTCTTCGGAGACCATCCGAAGGAATTGCATACCAACACGGATCAGCATTTCCGTGGATACGTGAAGCGGTTTGATCGCGCGGCGAAGAATTTGCCAGCGCATATCAGTATCGTGAACGCGACTCCGGGAAGCGCGCTCACGAGCTTTCGAATGACAAGTCTCGAGGAAGCGATTGCGGAAGTTCAGCGGGACCGTTGCCTGCATAGCCACCGGACCTTCGCTCACGCAAGCTGACGTAGACACTGCGAAGCGCAAGGGCTTCGCGATGTTCGGCTGTAATAACGTCTGGAAGCTAACGCAGCTCGACGTTCTGTACGGCTGCGATGAGAAATGGTGGGACCACTACTGGTGCGATGAACTCGCAAACGATCCTTGCGAGAAGTGGACCGGAAGCAAGGGCGCTGCCAAACGATACGGACTCAACTGGATCGACGGCAAGGATCGACCTGGATTGTCGAGCGACCCTAGATACGTACATCACGGGCACGGGTCTGGATTTTCGCTCGTCAATCTCGCGTACCTCATGGGCGCGAGGAGAATTGTTCTGCTTGGGTATGACCTCAAGTATGCGCCGGACTACGACGGCGCAAGTAGGCATGTTGGGTCGAAGCCGAGGCACTACTTCGGCGAGTACCCGAAAGAACTGCAGCACTGGCCAAAGGTTAAAGTCAGGAACGGCGTCCACGTTGGACTGTTGAGCCTGTATGAGTCGGTCGCGAAGCAGGGTGCGGTCGAGATCGTGAACTGCACGAGAGACACCGCACTGGAATGTTTTTCGAGGATGGCAATCGATGATTGTGACAGCGATTGACCGGGCGTACTTGCCTGGACTGAAGGCGCTGCACAACTCATATAAGGCGAACTCACCGGGCTTGAAGTTCGCCTGCATTGTGTATGGTGATGATGATCTTGCGCAGGAAGTAGCGGATCGAGGGATACAAGTCCTGCACAACCCGGTGATGGATGTGAAGCTACCGACGACGGATCGATATCCGGTCGGGAATCCGGCGATGTACTGCCGGTTGATGCTTCCGCATTGGTTCGATTGCGATACGGTCTGGATGGATGCAGACCAAGTGATTTTGAAGCCGCTAAATCCGTTGTTCAGTCTCAAGTACTCGAAACCATGCGCGGCGGTGCAGTCGGTGCCGATCAGTCAGCAGGTGGAAGGCTTGCGCTGGGATGATGCAGGGCTATATGCCGGTCTCATTCACTTCAATCGCGAAGTCTGGCTTCGCGAGAGAGTCACTGAGCGGTGTTTTGATTTCATGAACACGTCGAAACTCGTGTTCAAGTACGTCGTCCAGTCCGTGCTAGGTGTCGTCCTGCGAGGAAACTTCCACCGGCTCGGCAAGGAGTGGCAGCACTTCGGCAACCGCGCGCAGCAGCCAATCCAGCCGAACGCTCGCGTCGTTCACTGGCACGGTTGGAATCGAAACCCGTGGACGTATCCGATGGCGAACCTGGAACTCTGGAAGAAGTACGCGGAATGCGAATAGGCGTCACGGGAGGGGCCGGATTCATCGGCTCATATGTGTGTGATATTGCGAGGGAGCGCGGGCACGAGACGCTAGTCTTCGATCATCTTGGGCGCGGGATTATGCTCGGCGATGTCCGAGATCCTGTTGCGATGATGGAGCTCGCCGCGCACTGCGACGGCATCATCCACCTTGCGGCCTGCCTCGGGACGCAGGAGACGATTCAGAATCCTCGTCCGGCTGCCGAGACCAACATCGTTGGCGGGCTGAACTTCCTGGAAGCCTGCGCGCACTACAAGATTCCCGGCGTCTATATCGGCGTTGGGAATCACTGGATGAACAATCCTTATTCGATCACGAAGACGACGATCGAGCGCTTCGTATCGATGTACAACAAGGATCGCGGGACGCGCGTGAATGTCGTTCGCGCCATGAATGCGTATGGTCCGCGTCAGTTAGCGGCGGCCCCGTACGGCCCCGGAAAGGGTCGCAAGATCACGCCTGCATTCATCTGCAGGGCGCTGGCCGGACATCCGGTCGAGGTGTACGGGGACGGCACGCAAGTCTCGGATATGGTGTATGTGGGCGACGTTGCTGAAGCGCTGGTTCGTGCGCTGGAGTGCGCGGCTCGCGGTGAGGTATTTGACCGCGCGGTTGAGGTTGGCCCGGAAGAGCACAAGACGGTCCGAGAGGTTGCCGAGCTGATCGTCAGGCTGACGGGAAGTAGTTCTGAAGTCGTTCACTTGCCGATGCGCCCCGGAGAGATCCCGAATGCTCGGGTAACGGCCGATACGTCCACTCTCGCATTGGTCGGGATGAGTGCCGATAGCCTTCTTCCTCTTGAGGAAGGCATGCGCCGGACGATTGAGTATTTTCGGTGAACCCATTTCATAATCGACAGGCAGAGTGGGAGCTTTACTCGCCGCTCGTTGGCTCTTCGATGTTGGAGTTGGGAAACAAGAAGAACAGAGAGGCCATTTACAAGACGTATTTTGAAAGCCTCGGATTCCGACATGTCAGCGTCGACTGGAACGGCGAGGACGGCGCTCTAAAGATGGACCTTCGGAAGCCGCTGGGTCTCGGGACGTTCGACATGGTGACGAACATCGGCACGACCGAGCACGTCGACCAGCAAGAGCCGGTCTGGCGGAATATCCTTGAGGCCATGCACGTCGGCAGCGTTCTGGTGAGCACGACGCCAAAGAAAGGGAACTGGCAGTGGCATGGGATTTGGTACCCAACGGATGAGTTCTACCGCAAGCTTGCTGAGTTGAATGGGCTTGAAGTCGAACGCCTGTACGTCAGCGGCGTATATCCACGCGAGATGTGGTTCTGTCGCGTTCGGCGGGTTGAAGAACGACCGTTCGTGATGCCAGACAAGAGTCTGCTCTACAAGAACCAATGATCGTTGCATGCGTGAAATGGGGCACTCGCTATGGTGATGAGTGGGTGCTTCGTCTGCGCTCGATGGTTCGACATAACTTGTCTATCGAACATCGGTTTGTTTGCCTCACGGATAGGGCTGTCGGAGGTGTTGAATGTTTGCCGCTAGAGTCCGGCCTTCCGACATGGTGGGCGAAGATTTCTCTGTTTCGTCCCGGTCTATTCGACGATGATGTTCTATACCTTGATTTGGATGTCGTCATTCGATCGAATATCGACCGCATCGTCCACGTCGCAAGATCCGACAGGACTCGATTGTGGATGAGGGACGACTTCTCGTATTCGCTAAAATCCCCTCGTGGTGGGTTAGATGCTTCACTCCGTCGCATGCTCGGCGGCGTTGGATGCTGCAACTCGTCCGTCATGGCTTGGCGCGGCGATGCAGCTCGCGACGTGTGGGAAAAGTTCAGCCCCGAAGTCATGCAGGAACTGCATGGAGATCAGAATCACATTAGCCGTGTGATGTATCCGGACAAGATCGGATTCTTGCCGGAAGACATGATTCAGTCGTTCAAGTACCACGCGAGGCGTGGCGCTGGTCCGGCACCGATTACGGTGTTTCACGGCAACCCGAAAATGAACGACTTGCATCCGAGCGATGAGCTGCGGCAGATATGGGAAGCCGCTTAGCGTCGATTCATTGCGAGTCTCGGATCGGGTGGCATGGGCCCTTCGCGCAGAAGATGCGCGAGGGCCTGGCAAAGATAGGGATAGCCGCAACGATCACGGACTCTCGGGTACGGACCGAGATCGGGTTTCCGATCCTGCTAGGCACGACATGCTGGCGACGGATCGAAGCGACGGGTCCGTATCTGCTCGTTGATCGATGCTCGTTCGGCGATACAAATCACTGGGTCTCACTGGTATGGAACGGGCATGGCAGGCGTGGCGACCATCGTTGTCCGGCTGAGATTTCGCCTGCGCGATGGGAAGGCATGGGCGTGGATCTCGAACCCTGGCGCCCGCGTGGTTCGCGTGTTGTGCTTTGCGGTCAAACCGAGACGTACTCGCCGCGCTACCGATCGCTTGCTGACTGGTACGCCAGTGTTCCGGCAACTCATTTCCGAAAGCATCCGGCCGGCGAGAATCCGACCGGGCTGCAGATCGCAACGGACTTCGAAGACGCGGTTGCGGTGACGCTGAACTCGTCGGTTGCGGTTCAGTGTGTCATGCAAGGAATTCCGACTGTAACGATGGACGAAGGCTCAATGGCCTGGGATGTCACCGGGCATTCGCTGGACGACATCCGCAAGCCGGACAGGCGTCCATGGTGTCACGCGCTCGCATGGACACAGTGGTCGCATGACGAGATTCGAGAAGGCAAGCCGATAGCTCACTTGTTCGAGGAATAGCATGGGTCTTTCAGTTGTCAGGGGACCATCGACCGATCCGGTGACGATCTCCGAAGCGAAGGCGCATTGTCGCGTCGACATCGACAACGATGATGGGCTTATTGCCGGCTATCTCCTTGCGGCTCGGTATCTTGTCGAGCACGAGATACATCGGCCGATTGTCTCGAGGATGTACGACTACACGATTGACTGGTGCTGGCCAGCTCGGAATGGACGCGCATGGATTGAGCTTCCGTGTCCGCCGCTCCTGGGGGTACGTTCCGTCAGTTATGTCGACGGAAGCGGAGTAACGCAGGTTCTTTCAACGAACCTGTACACGGTGATGACGAATCGCCCGAAGGGCGTAATTACGTCGGCATATAACGCCACATGGCCAGATGTTCGTCCGCAGGTGGAAGCGGTCACGGTTCGATTTGTAGCGGGCTATACCGACTTCGTGGATGACTCCGTGTCGCCAAGTGTCTACTTCGTTGGGGAAGGCGTTCCAGATCCTCTGCGTCAAGCGATTCTCATGCTCGTGGGTCACTGGTACGAGAACCGCGAGACGGTCGTCATCGGCCAGGCCATGAATATTCCATATGCCGTTGAGGCGCTGATCTCGGGCTACCGCGTGCCATGAGGGCTGGGAAGCTGCGGCATCGCGTGACGATCCAGCAGCAGACGAAAACACAGGACTCCACGGGCAGCGTGATCCCTTCGTGGTCGGCTTTGGCGACGGTCTGGGCGGCGATTGAGCCGCTTTCCGGGCGTGAGCTTTTCTCGGCATCTCAGGTGCAGTCGAGCGTCACGACTCGAATCCGGATTCGCGCTCGCGATGGGATCACGCCAAAGATGCGAGTTCTTCACGGGTCAACGGTCTTCGATATTGAAGCCGTTCTTCCTGATCCGACGAAGAACCGAGAGATTCACTTGATGTGCATCAACCGAGGCGCGGCTGGGTTCCGAGATGGCTAGTCAGTTGCAAGGCGTAGCAGAACTTACTCGGAAGCTCAACGAGCTGGGTGTCATGGTTGCTGCCAAGGAGCTTCGCGGCACGGCGAGGAAGGCGATGGAGGTCGTGCATCGGCGGGCCGTGGCCGGTGTCCCGGTGGGTAATATTCCGCACAAGACTTACAAGGGGAATCGAGTTTTCGGAGGCTTCGCGAAGCGATCGATTCGTTTAGTAGCGTTCGTGGACAAGAAGAACGGGACCGCTGTTGCGTTGGTCGGCCCTAGGCGCGAAGCGTTCTATGCGACTCAGTTCATAGAGCTCGGAACGTCGAAGATGCCGGCGCGTCCTTGGCTTCGACCTGCGCTGCAGGGATCGCAAAACGCGGTGCTTACCGAGATCAAGCAGCACCTCACGCGGCGTGTTCGAAGGCTCAGCCGATGATCGACGAGGCCATGTTCACCCTGCTGAAGTCTTCCGCGGGGGTAGCGACCATTGTCTCAGAAGGCTCGTCGTTCCGTATCTATCCGCTCGTGATTCCCCAGCACGAGGAAGGCGATACCACGTACATGCCATGCCTTGTTTACACGAGGATCGGCGCTACCCGTGGAGTCACCAAGGGCGGGACGGACACGCTCGCGAGCACGACGTATCAGATCGACGCCTATGCGACGACGTACAAGGAAGCTGTGCAATTGGCGGATGCCGTCAGGGGCTCGATCCTCGATTTCAACGGAACGGTATCCGGTCACTACATCAGGACGATCAACATTGACAACGAGTTCCCGGTCGAAGACCCGGACCCTGGGCTTTATCGAATGACCCAGACCTACATGGTTTGGCACACGGACTAGATCCCCCACAACAACCCGCTGAAAGGCGGGTTTTTCATTTCTGGAGCTTGCAAACATGACTGCAGCAGCAGTGATCGGTAATGAACTTCGGTTCAAGTACCTCAACACGGCGGTTTCCCCGAACGCCTACACGACCCTGAACGCGGTGATCGACTTCGGAGACTTCGGCGAAGAGAAGCCGCTGCTCGACATCACGAACCAGACTTCGACGGCGCGCGAGTACCGAAACGGCCTGGCCGATGGCGTGGAAATCCCGCTGACCATGAATTTTCATGGCTCGGCTCAGAACGCCGCCGACTTCACGACCATGTACAACGCCTATCTGAATGACACGCTGATGTCATTCCAGATCTCGGTGCTGAACGCGTCGCCTCAGTTCGGGTTCCGTTTCAATGGCACGGTCCGATCGTGGCGCGTCACGGGTCCGGTCGGTGAGAAGTCGGTCGCTAGCTTCTCGATCAAGATCAGCGGGGCCGTGACGAAGGGTGCGTACGCCTGATGAGTGATCCACTGCTTGCACTCGCCGAGCTTCGGCGAGTGACGCTCGATGTCGACGGCAATCCTGTTGTTGTTCGCGAGTTCTCTGCAATCGAGAAAGCAGAGTTCGATATGCGCAAGGAAACCGACAAGGTGGGCGCGCTGGCTTCTCTGATTAAGGCGTGCGTGCTGAATGAGGACGGAAGCCAGCGGTTCACGGACGAACAAGCCAGGACTATTGCAGGCGGTCCGCACCGCGTCGTCGCTCGACTCGTGAATGAGATTCATCGTCTCAGCGGGTTCGGCGAAAAAAACTGAATCCCCAGAGCGAAGGTTTCTCTTCAAGCTCGCCCCGCATCTGGGGATGACCGTCACGCACCTTGAGCGTGTGTTGCCGTACCGCGAGCTTATGGAATGGATGGACGAGTACCGCCGCGATCCGTGGGGGACGTGGCGCGACAACATGCATGCGGCGTCCGTGTGTACCGTCGTCGCAAACGTGTTCAGCCGGTCCAGAACGTTTACTTGCGAGGATTTCATGTACGTCGACCCCGAAACAGCGGAGAAGCGGCGCCAGGAGCGGCAGAAGACCGCTAACGCGAACCTCGTGAAGATCCTGAGCGCGATGGCCGGCTGATGGACATAGCAAAACTCGTGGCGCGTCTCGAGCTCCAGAGCGCGCAATTTCAGTCCGAGCTTGAGAAGACCAACAGGAAGTTGCTCGGCTTCCAGAAACAGGCCAACACCTCGCTTTCGTCTATCGAACGCTCGTTCAAATCATTCAGCAACGTCCTGAAGGTAGGGTTCGCTGGCCTTAGTGTCGGGATGCTGGCCAGCTCGATCCGTCAGGCTGTGGAGTTCGGCGACGAGATCGGCAAGGCGGCAGTAAAGGCCGGCATTGGCGCGCGCGAGATGTCGGAGCTTGCTGCCGCCGGCAAGCAGTTCGATATCTCGCTTAAGAGCGTTTCGGATTCATTGCGTTTCATGCAGGTGAATCTGTCGAAAGCAACGAGCGGCGGACGGGCGCAGGCTGAGGCATTCCGGGCAATCGGTGTCGAGATCAGCGACCTTCAGGGGATGAAGGCAGATCAGCAATTTGAGCGGATCGCTGAAGGGATTTCTCGCCTTCAAAAGGCAGAGGACAAGGCAAGGGCCGCAACTGAAATCTTCGGCAAGGCCGGCGCTGATCTTCTGCCGATGTTCGAGCGCGGAGCTGCCGGCATCCGCGAGGCGCGCGAGCAGGCTGAAAAGTTCGGCCGCGTGATGGATGATAAAACCGTCAAGGCGATGCAGGAAGCCGACGACGCCATGAAGAAGCTGACGGCAACGTGGGAGAAGTTCACTGGCGTCCTTGCTGTCGGCACCGTCAAGGCATTGCAGTTTGCAGACGTTATCGACAAGGACAAGATTGGGGAGTTGCTGGATCAGATCGAGAGGACTAAGCGCGAGCTGCAGGAGGCCAGCGGCCTAGGTTTCGATCAGATCGTAGACGGGAAGCGCATTGACGAGCTAACCAAGAAACTCGAACGCCTGAATATGCAACTCGTCTTTGCCACGTCTCCAGGGAAGACGCGGCCGGCGAAAGGCTCTAACGCTCCAGGTTTTCAGGCCCCTCCCGACTCGATCACGAAAAGCTTCCTCAATCCTCAGACGATGCTTGAGTTCGAGCAGAACGCGAGCTTTCTTGAAAACGAGGCTCGGAACACTGCGGAGTCTTTCGCGGAAGCCTTCGAATACGAAGAGGACGTTGCGAAAGCTGCAGCGGGTGGCATCAAGAACTCGCATGCGGACATGAGCGAAGCGCTACGCATGCACTTCCAGGAAGTCGGTTCCGTCCTGGATGACACGCTCGACAAGACCACGCGCATGTCAGTGTTTGCAGAAGAAGCCGCACGGAACATGCAGGGCCACTTTGCAGACTTCCTGTTTGATCCGTTCCAGGACGGACTTAAGGGAATGCTCAAGGGCTTCGCCGACACGATTCGCCGCATGCTCGCCGAGGCTGCGTCTGCAAAGCTGTTTGAGGCGCTGTTCGGCGAAAGCGGTAGCGGTGGAGGCGCGGGGAACTGGCTCGGCACTCTGATTGGCGCATTCGGCGGCGGAAAAGCATCTGGCGGACCGCTGCAATCAGGCAAGTGGTACATCGCCGGCGAGCATGGTCCCGAGCCGATCTGGGGCGGTGGCCCTGGAGCGTTTGCGATGGGCTACGGTGGTGGAGGGGTCACGATCAACATGCCGATCGACGCACGCGGCGCGACCGTCGACGCCGTCCGCCGTCTCGAGTCGCAAATGCCCGCGATCATCCGCCAGGCCGCCGACATTGCAAAAGCCGAGCTCCGTGAAGATCGCCGTCGAGGGCGCTTCTGATGGCGAACGAACTGATCTTCCCGCCAAACGCTCGCGTTTCCTCCGAGCGCATCGACGCGCTCGCGAATACGGCTGGCTCGCGCTCGGTATTCACCGGCGCGCTGCGCACTGTGGACCGTACTGGCGACCGCTGGCGTTGGGGCATCAGCACTGCGAACGCGAGCAACCGCGAGACGTACTCGACGAAGGCGGCGTTGCAGGCACTTCGCATGCAAGCCCGCGGCATGTCGGCGCGTATCTGGTTTGCGGACCCGGCGTATGTGCAGAGGGGATCGTTTCCGTCTCAGGAATTGCTGAGCAACAACACGTTTGCGAATGGCACGACCGGATGGAGCGCAGGAAGCGATGCCGTCCTTAGCGCGAACGACCGCGTGCTGCGCGTCGTCCGTAAGTCCGTTATCGGCGCCAATGCATACGCGACTCAGACGCCGACACTCACACGGTATGCGCCGCACGTCTTTCGGTTCGCAGTTACGGCCAACAAAGGCCAAAATCCCTATGCCACCTTCTCCGTTAGTTCTGGCAATGCCAGCGGCGCATTCGGATCGAACTTAGGCATAGGGAAAACCGGGATCACTACAGCGTGGTTCGTGCCGAACATCACGGGCAATCCCATATTCCTAGACAACAATGTGGCAAGCGGCACTTTAGCGGGAGACTATTTCGAAGTTCCTTACGCATCATGTTCTCGCTGCGCTTTGATCGACAACGGGTCTAACCTGCTACTTCACTCTCACGCCATTGACAATGCCGCATGGTCCAAGAGCGGGCTGTTGACGGTCACAGCCGATTCTGCGTTCGGTCCAGATCGTGTTGTGAATGCAGAAATCATTACTGAGGACACCTCGACCGGATCGCACTTCATCACTCAATCCGTGGTCCGTGCGAGTGCGGATGAGGATTTAGAAGCTCATGGCGTGTTCGGCCGTAACAACGGCACGCGGAACGTGCGTCTCTTTGTCGGTAGCGACGGGTCTAATGGCGGGGCATGTGTCTTTGATCTGGGTGCCGGCACGGCCGGCACTCCGATTAATGCCGGTACCGGAACAAATGCGCGTGGGTTCATCCAAGATCTTGGAAATGGATACTTCTATTGCTCTGTCATCGCACGTTGTGCAGCCTCAAGCGCTGCGCACTTCTTTGCAGAGATGGCGTCTGGCACATCTGTTTCATATACGGGGGACGGTACATCGAGCTTAATCGTTTCTGGACTTGGGCTCGCAAGGTCGAGCGTTCCTGTCCGCGTGACTCAAACGACCTCGACCGCGCTGCCAAGTGGTACATCCCAAGCCGGCAAAGACTTCTACACGAAAGGCTGGCCCGCGAGCACGACCGGCCTGCTGCTCCCCGGCGACCGCGTGCAGATCGGCAATCAGTTGAACATGGTCGTCGCGCCAGTGAACTCGGACGCGGCCGGGCTCGCGTACCTTCAGCTCGCGTATCCGTTGCGCAGTGCTCCCGCCGACAACGCGCCGATCATCATCAATAACCCGATGGCGCGGTGTGTGATGCCGAGCAATGAGGGGGGTTGGGATGCGATGCCGGGCGGCTTGTCGTCGTTCGAGATGGTCCTCGAAGAAGCGCTCGATTCCTGATGAACCTCTCCAACGTGCTCGTTCGCTGGCTCTCGAAGCTGGCGAGGTGGACGGCTGCGCCTAAGAAACACGTCGCGATCGTCTATTTCGACGGACCCCTGACGAAGTTCCCGAGAGGCGAGAGGAACTGGCAGTACGAGGCGCATCCGGGCGGGCTTCGAATCCCGCTGGACGCATCAATGCCGCGCCCTGACGATCGCGAAGTCATTCAGCGCCGCGAGTTCCGCTCCGAGTTCTTCGCCCGCGTTTGGGTCATCGCACGACTGCGCGGCTTCGATCACGAGAAGATCGTCGGCGAGGTCAGGCGGCTGTGACTCGCTTCGCACTCACGGCCAACGAGGACGCCGCATCTCTACCGCACGTCACGTACGTCCTGCTCGCCGAGTTCGAGTTCTCCTCCGGCACCGTGCGCCTGAATTCCGGCGTAAGGACGTACACGCATCAGGGCAATGAATTCGGCGCTGTCGGCAAGCTCGCCGGCATCGGGCCCGTGCGCGAGAACGGCAACCTGCATCCGGACAAGCTCGACTTTCAACTGTCCGGCGTCGACAACTCGCTGATCGCAACGACGCTGACCGAGGACTATCACGGGCGCGACGTTCGGTTGTGGGTCGGATACCTCAACGCCGAAACGCTCGATCTCGTCACGACGCCGCAACTCATCTGGGAAGGACTGATGGACGTGATGACGATCCGCACGGAAACCGGATCTTCGATCATCACGCTCACCTGCGAAAACCGCCTCATTCGCTGGAACAAGTCGGCGGGCTGGCTGTACACGCAAGAGCATCAGCGGCTGTTCGATTCAACGGACGACTTCTTCAATCAAGTGTCCGTAATCCAGAACAAGGTTGTGACATGGGGCAACAGGCCCGTCCCCGTCCACAACCCCGGCAGGCCACCGAATCGCGGGCGCCCACCCCCCGAGGAACCATAGTGCGTCTTCCGGATTGGCCTGAGCGTCTCGACCGAGTGATTCGCGAGGCGCGTACGCGATCGTTCGCGTACGGCACATTCGACTGCGCGCTGTTCGCTGCCGACTGCGTGCAAGCGGTCACCGGCATCGACTACGCGGCCGAGCTGCGCGGATACGAATCGAAGACGGCTGCCTATCGCATCGTCGCTAAGTTCGGCTCTCTGGAAGCAATGATTACATCGCTGTTGAACAAACCGCCTGTGCATCCGGCGAATGCAGGACGGCTAGCTGTCGTGCTGGCGAATATCGAGATCGTCGATGGCGAAGAGGGAGAGAGCATGGGGTTCCTGACGGACGCCTACTGCCGCTTCCCGATTGCGAAGGGATTGCGCAAGTTCACGCGCTCGATTGCGCGCTTGGCTTGGAGCATCGAGTAAATGCCTCAAGCTGCTGGTGCTGCCGTTGCCGGTTGGTTCTTCACCGTCGGCACGACGGCCTATGCGGTCACCGCGGCGATCGTGAGCGCCGTCATCACAGTCGGCATCAACTACGGCCTGAACAAGCTTCAGCAGAGCAAAGCCGGAAAGCAGAAAGCCGGTTCCGTCCCCGCCGGCCGCGACATCACCGTCCGCGGCACCGTCGAGCCGATGCAGATCATCTACGGCGAGGTTCGATCGCCGGGGTTCATCGTCTATTACGGCGCATCGGGCGACCAGAACGAGGTGCTGCACTTCGTCATCGCCTACGCCGCGCATCAGTGCGAGGACATCTCCGATGTCTGGCTCGACACGCGAAAGGTGCCGGACGCCGACATCGAATCGGACGGCGAGGTGACGACGACCGATTTCAAGGACGGCGGCGAGACGATGCTCTATGTGCATCGGCGCCTTGGCACAAAGGCGCAAACGGCCGAGACGGGATCAGGCCTGCATCCGTGGGGCGCAGGCGGCTCGACGATCCCGAACTGGACACTGAATCACCGCGGCGCGGGCGTCGCGTACGTCCATTACATGCTGAAGAAGTCCGAGAAGGTATGGCCCTCGGGTGCGCCGTCCAACTTCTTCGCGCTCGTGAAAGGCCGTCGCGTCTACGACCCGCGCAAGGATTCAACGAACGGCGGCTCAGGCTCGCACCGCTACACGGACGCCACGACCTGGGAATGGTCGAACAACCCGACGCTGTGCAGGCGCGACTACATCACCGGCGGCTCGCGTTGGTACGACGAGGCAACGCCGGAACCGCGCCTGGGCTTCGGTGAGTCAAACGATCGCATCGACGATGAGTTCACGATCGCCTCCGCGAACATCGACGATGAGGACGTTGACATTCCCGACGGCGAAGGCGGCGAGACGACGCAGAAACGCTACACCTGCGACGTGCAACTCTCCTGCGGCGACACGTACAGCGAAAATCTCGAGATCCTGAACTCGTCCGCCGTCGGCGAGGTGTCGATCGTCGGCGGCAAGTACCGCATCTACTCCGGAGCCTATGACACGCCGGACGTGGATCTGGTCGAGGACGATATCGTTGGACCGATGGTTGTCTCAACGCATCCGTCGGGCGACAACCTCTACAACTTCATCACCGGCACGTTCTTCGACGAAGACCGCGACTGGTCGCTGAGCCCGTTCCCGAACATCACGAATTCGAGTTACGAGACGGAGGACAAAGGTCAGTACCCGCGCCACATCGAACTGCACGCCACGCGCACGAGCTACCGCGCACAGCGCATCGGCATGCTGCATCTGGCGCAGAGTCGCAACAAGATCACGGTGCGGTTCGAGCGCCTCTCGCCCAAAGCGATGGCGATCACGCAGCACGGAACGTTCACCGTCACCTGCTCGGAGTACGGATGGGATGAGAAGGTCTTCCGGTGCGAGGAGTGGGAATGGCTGCCGGACGGATTCGTTGCGATCACGGCGCGCGAGGAGTCATCGAGTGCGTACACCGATCCGGACCCTGAGGACTATGCCGATCCGGATGAGGCGACTGTCGAGACGCCACAACTGGATCTACCGGATACGCCGCTGAGCCTGACCGTCGAGTCGCGCGTACAAGGCGTGCGCCTGAAGTGGACGGTTCCGGATTCGGCGAGTGCGCAGCAGATCTATCACGTGTACGAGCACACCTCCGCTTCTCCCTTCTCGTCGGCAACGCTGATCTGGAGCGGCAACGCGCTGTCGTTCGAGCGCAATCTCGCGCACGGCACGACGCGCTATTACTGGGTCACAGCGGAGCTCAACGGGCAGGAGTCGGAGGAGTATCCGGTTGGGGATGGGACCAGCGGGACGCCGGGGACGGTGGACACGGACGACGTCGAAGAGGGGGCGATTACGACGGACCGGCTTGAGGATGAGGCCGCGACGGAGCTTGCAGAGACGAGCGCCGATCAGATATCGGGCAACTCTCGCGACACGACGAACTATTACATCCTCAACACCGTCGAGAGCGGCGGCATTCCGATTCAGAGCGCCGGAAGCACCACGATCTTCACCGGAGAAATGGAATTCGATTGCACTGCGATCGTCACCGCGAACTTCAAGGCGAGCGCGTCACTGGGCAGCGTCACCGTGTTCCCCTATTTGAGAAACACGGGAACGAGCGATGTGGATCTGGGTCCGACTTACGGCTTCTACACGGTCGGTAGCACATTGGCCGCTGGGATGGTGCAAGGCCAGTTCGACCTTGTCGCTGGGCAGAGTTACGAGATCGGAGTGAAGAAGCTAGCCTCGGCAATCAATGCGGAGGTCTGGAAAGAACCCATCAGCGTGAATATCGAGTTCATCAAGAAATGATCGAGGTTCACTTCTACGACGAGAAGACCGGTATCTTCTCCGGTCACGCGATCCGCGTTTCGAAGGGAAGCGCGAAGAGGATCGTCAGGGCGAATACGCCTGAAGGTCACCGACCATACATCGGGCCAGTGGACCACCTCTCTCAGCGCGTTGAGGTCGAGACGGGCAACTTGGTTGCCTATCAACCGCCAGCCCCGGACGCCGATCACGAATGGAACGGCAAGAGATGGGTCAAACGCGCGGAAGTCGTAGAGCGCGAACGGCGCCGAGCGCAGATCCTTGCTCGTATCGGCGAACTGGAGGCACGTCAGGCGCGGCCGATGCGCGAACTGATGCTCGATCCGACGAACGAGGAGGAGAGGCGGAGGCTCGCCGAAATCAGGGCGCAGATCACGGCTGCGCGTGCGGAGATCAGCGAAACGGGAACCACCGGGCGCGAAGCTGAACGGAATTGATTCCGCGATCGTCGTCCGACTTGAGGCTGGACCTATGCGCTCCCTCGATGGACAGCACGAGCGAGCCGAAGTCGAGCTGATACCCGAGCGCCAGACGGCCATACGGGTTGTATCTCACGTCATAGACGCGAGTAACCATCTCGGTCCCGCTCTCGATGACGCCGTTCGGTAGCCGGCGCTCGAACTGCTCAAGGTTGCTCACAACGTGCGTGTCGCCTCGATCCTGATAGCTCAGTCCGCCGTCGATGTAGAGGTTCGCCCAACTAAAGCAGGCGATGAGCGTGGCGAGCGTGCATTCCATCGTTAAGTCTCCTTTCTGGCGATCACCTTCCGAAGGAGAAGGATGGTCGCATAGACAGCGCCGACGATCACGGATAGCCCGAACGCGGCTATGAGGATGAGGAAGAGAAGGTCAGTGGCTGGTATTCCCATCCGGGATGCATAGCACTGACGGCGGAATATTTCCAGAGTTTTAACGTAATGAGCGACAAGCCGCTCCCGGAAGACTTTGACCCTTATGCAGCGACAGGAGCCCTGCCAGTGACGAGAGAACCCTTCGGCGGCCTGACCGAGGCTGAGATTGACGCCATTGCAGAGAAGGCCGCTAAGAAGGCGCTGCAGTCGGTGTATGCGGATATCGGGAGGTCGGCGCTGAAGAAGCTTGCGTGGCTGACCGGCATCGTTGTCTTCAGCTTGCTGGTATTCCTCGCCGGCAAAGGCGCGATTCTGAAATGACCATAGAAGACATCCTCGACGACATCATTCGTCGCGAGGGTGGATACGTAGACCATCCCGCAGACCGGGGTGGCCCGACCCGATACGGTATTACGCTTGCGACTCTCGCGGACTGGCGCAACCGAAAGGTGACCGATGAGGACGTCAAGAACATCTCGGAAACGGAGGCCCGAGAAATCTACCGGCAGCGTTACTTGATTGCTCCCGGGCTACACAAGATCCAGGACGAGAAAGTTAAAGCGCTTGCCGTTGATTGTGCCGTCAATCATGGGCCTCGCAATGCTGTGAAGATGCTGCAGGAGGCGGCGCACGTATTCGCTGACGGCGTGCTCGGACCAAAAACAGAATATGCCGTCAATCGAATGGACGCATCGGCATTGTATCGACGCCTCTGCGCCGAGCGCGCGAAGTTCTACGGACGGCTCATTACGAAAGATCCATCGCAGGCGGTATTCGCTGCCGGATGGATGAACCGATTGGCTGAGTTCATTTCCTCCTAGAAGGAGTTCCCTATGCGTCTCTTCATCATCGCCGCTCTAGTAGCGGTTCTCTCCGGCTGCGCGTCGAATCCGCAGCAGCAGGTTGCCGTAGATGTTGCTACCCGCATCGCTGTTCGTCATGCCCTGGACTCGCCGCGCGCCGTCGAGAAAGCGCGGAACATTCGACACGTCGCCGAGCAAGTCCGCGCGGCAGTGACGCAGGACGCCACCGTCGCTACGCTGGTGGCCGTCGCGCAGCAAGAAATCGACAAGCTCACGCTGTCCGATATCGAGCGGGCAGACGCACAGGATCTGCTGTTGCTCATGTCGGCGCTGCTCGAGCAAAGACTCGGCAGTGGGGATGTGAAGCCAGACTTCGTTGTCACGGTCGGCGAGTTTGCCGATCTGATTCTAGGCGCACTGCCGGTGCTGTAAAATGCGCGTTGTCGGCGTGAATGGCATCGGGACTGATGGCTCCGGCTCCATTGATCTACTGCTCAGTGTGCTCGCCGATCGCGGATTCGATGTCGTCGACGTAAAGCTCCCGTGGCGACACGCGCTCAGCGCTCGATGGGGCGGGTGCGAGGATGGCCTGCTGGTGGCTCAGCAGGCGCAGGACGGCGACATCGTCGTAGGGCACTCGTTCGGGTGTCTGCGAGCATGGAACGCGCACAAGGTCCGCAACTTCCGCGCCGTCGTCTGCGTCGCGCCTGCGATGTCTCACACGGCCCTGTGGCGATATCCCGAGAGAGTCCACTGTTTCCACAGCCGCAAGGATTGGGCTGTACGCATCGGCTCCCTGCTGCTGCTCCACCCCTTCGGCCCGGCCGGTATCCGGGGCTTCGTCCAGCACGGCATCACGAACATCGAGCGCCAGTGCGGACACAGCGATTACTTTGCCGGCGAGCGGCTTACGGAGTTGGCCGATTACGTCGAGCGGCTAGCCTGATCCTGCGCTGTTCTCTCGTAGGCAACGACGCGGTGTTGGCTCTCGTCTAGCTTCTCGTTGGCGATGTAGTCGCGCGCGTCTTCCTCGGCATCGAACCAGATGTCAACGGCCGGGAAGAATTCGCCCTTCACTTCGAGTTCGATAATCCAAATCATGACTGCCCCGGTAAGGGTGGAGGAGTTGGCCGATCGTCTTCCCATACGATGAAGTCGCTGGCGCTAACCATCTCGAGCAGGGCCTGACGCGCCTTGTTCTGGGCGTCTGCCTCATCCTCTGCCAGAACGTCCAGAAACCAGTCCGGCAGCATTGCGCGATACTTCTTCATGTCGTGCTCGGGTTGTTCAGATCCGCAGCTCCACGTTCAGCGATTCTAGGCGACTTCATCCAGCCCCCTGCCTTCGCCAGCCTCTGCCGCGTTCGCGGCTGCCGCAAGTTTCCAAGCAGGAACCACGGGCATCCCCGCGCCGATCCAGAATCCCGCGCTGTTCTTTCGCCAGCCCTTCGCCCGCATCTCGTCCGGCGACAGACAGCGGCGGGCCAACGGCTGATAGCTTCCGGCGCGGTGCCGATCGAACAAGCTCGGCCGGTTGAAGTACTCGCCGCAGGCCGAGCACTGGCAGCGTGATCCGGTGAGTTTCATACCCTCGTTTACCTCATTTCCCGCTATGCCCGAAATATGCTCCGACCCCCCCAAAATTGGCCCGTTATGCCCTGGGAGGGGCGGCTTAAGTCATTGATTTTAATGACAACGGTGTAACTCATAATGCCGAGGTCGTGGGTTCGAGTCCCACCCTAGCCACCATAATCAATGACTTAGGCGGCATACGTATTTCTACTAAGACTCGAATCACTCCCGGATGAGTCATTTTTTGGCCCGCCGACGCCTGGAAATCTTCTCCGCTGCGGCCTGCAAATGGTCGGGGGCAAGATGGCTGTAGCGCAGCACCATCGAATAGCTCGACCAGCCGCCGAGCTGCATCAATTCGTGCAGCGTCACGCCGCTCTGTACAGCCCAGGACGCGCCCGTATGTCTCAGGTCGTGCCATCGCAGCGGCGTGAGTCCGGCGCGCTGTACGGCATCTTGAAAGGCTTTGGTGTTGCAGTCGTCGATCGGCTTGCCTTTCCACTGGAACACATACTCGCCTTCGGGATTCATCGTCTTCAGTTGACGCAGCACCTTGCACGCCGCTTTCGACAACGGGATGCCGTGCGATCGCCCGGCCTTCATTTGCTCGCCAGGAATCCACGCTCGTTGATTGCGTAAGTCGATCCGATCCCATGTGAGCGACAGCATCGAGCGCATGCGGAGCATCGTCAGCACGGCGAAGCGCGCGGCGAGCTCCAGGTGCGGAGGCAATTCCTTGCATAGCCGCTCGAATTCCGGTTGCGTCAGCCAGCGCGGCTCCGGCGCGGGCGGGCGATACATCGGCACTTTCGGCGCATGATCCAGATAGCGCCATTCCTCCGCGCACTTGCGCAGGATCGCGCGTAGCAACGCCATGTACCGGTCGATCGTGGCCGGCGACATGCCGTCGTCCGCTGCGAGCTTGCGAAGTTCCTCGATCGCGTCGTGGTCGATTGCAGACACAGGCTCGTCCTTCAGATGCGGCTCGAGCCAAGCGAGAATGATCTCGTCCTTCTCCTTCGAACGCTTGTTCGTCTCGTTCAGCCATCGTTCCGCGACCGCCGCCCACCGAACGGCACTACGGTCACCGAGCTTGTGGAGTCGCCAGAGACGTTCGCGCTCGCGCTGCTCGAATTCTTCCGCCTGTTTGCGGTCCTCTGTGCCCGTCGTGCGGCGAGTCTTTCGGCCAGCGACAGAGATTCGGACCCACCAGTTACGGCTTCCAGGGGGGCGGTAGAGCGACATCGTTGGTCGATCCATTCTTGGAGGACTGCGGACGAGAATACCCATCTGTGCGCGCTTTTGCGAGCCGGCGCATGGTGTCGGGATGACACTTGGCCAGACTCGCGGCTTCCTCAAGGTCCAAGGTGGGATGACACTTGGCGAGGCTCGCGGCCTCTTCAAGATCCAGAACGCCACTCACATCCCCATCCTCACATCCGCCGCCATCTGCTCGCCGATCTGGGCGTGCCTCACACGCCCGATATTGTTCCAGTAGGGCGGTCGTGGCCGTACGAGCCGCGATCCCGATTCGCTCGGCATCCATCGAGTGAGCTTCCCGTCACGATGCGTCGAATAGTCCTCGTCGCACTGCTCGACTGTGCGGTACTGGTTCGGGCTGTGGATGCGGCGTCTCATGCCAGAATCCCCGCAAGCTTCCACGCCTCTCGCACGGTGATCGGGCCGCCGTGCCATGGTTGCCAGACGAGGCGAAGGAACCATTGCAGGCGGCGGAAGAGTCG